TTAAACCTATGTCATCAAAAAATAATAGAAAATGTTAGTGAGTTAGCAGAAGAAACTGCTATGTATTGGCTGGATAGGTCATTATCTATTATTGATAGATTAAAGGTTCTTAATTCAGAAGATAAATATTACGAATTTGTTCTTAAGGTTAAAGAAGAAGTTCAGAAAATAAAAACTCAGAAACAAGCTATTCAATCAACACAAACTCAACAATCCCCAAAAAATGAGTCAACAATTTGAAGTATGGCCTTCCGAATTTGTTCAAGCTGTAATAAAAATTAGAGGACGAAAATTTTCTTTTGGAGAAGAAGACCTTGTAGAATATAGATACTATCTGAAAGATATATATGATGAAACAGAATCTCCTAATTTAGTAATGGTAGGTGGTAGACAAATAGAAAAATCTACAACACTTGCTAATATTATGATTATTAATTATGAGATGATGCAGTATTATTCTCAACTTTATGTTGCCCCACGGGCTGAACAATCTAAGGTTTTTGCAAAAAGTAGGTTTGAACCATTAAGACAGTCTATGGGTGGCGGTGTCCCAAGTAGAATAGACCAGGTTACATACAAACAATCTAAGTATTTTTCAGAAATATTTTTTAGATGTGCATATCTTACTGCTGATTCTGTAAGAGGTATTTCAGCAGACCATTTGTATATAGATGAGATACAAGATATTTTGGTTGATAATATCCCTGTTATAGAAGAATGTTCATTCCACTCTCCTTATAAGAAAAAAATGTATTCTGGAACTCAAAAAACAATGGAGTGTGCATTAAACTATTATTGGGAAATATCTACAAAAAAAGAGTGGGTAATAAGATGTCAACATTGCAATTTTGATAATATTACAGATGAAACCAATATCTCGCCATATGGTCTTGTTTGTAAGAAATGTAAGAAATTTATTTATATTTATCATGGTAGATGGGTGAAAACAGGTAATAAAAATGCTGAGTTCCAAGGATATCGTATTAATCAACTTATGTCGCCTACTGTTGATTTCAAAGAAATTGTACAGAAGATGAATCGGTATAGTACTCAAAAGATTTATAATGAAATTCTTGCACTTCCAGCAGAGTTTGGGGCTAAACCTATTACTGCAGATGAATTGTATGCTTGTTGTGATTCTAAACTACATAATCCAGTTAAAATGAATCAGGATTTATTGTCATTACCTATAGTTGCTGGTGTAGATTGGGGTGAAGGCGAATCTAAAACAGTTTTGTTTATAGGAGCTATGATAAGTAACAAAATGTGGGTTCTTATGGCACGTAAGTTTGATGAACCTACTATGAAAGGAAATCCTGTTGCGCAAGTGGATGAGATAGCAAAATATTGTATTACGTATGGTGTGCGATTAGTTATATGTGATTTAGGGGGCGGATTTACTCAAACAAAAATGCTTTCTGATAAATTGCCACAACGAGTATATGGCGCAAGGTATGCTGGTGGACAAGGGAGCGGACGTCCTCTTGTGGCATGGAGTAAAGCATCAAGCTGCTATATTTTGAGTAGAGAAAAAACGTTAGATATGTTGTTTTTGAAAGCAAAACGTAAAGAATTTAAGTTCCCTAAACAAGAAGAGTTTGCTACTTTTGGACAAGATATACTCAATATTTTTAAAGAACCATCTTCTGATGGGACAACTTATTATTATGACCATTATCCTACTCAAAACGATGATTCTGCACATGCACTTAATTATATGATAGTTGCAGATGCTGTATTAAATAGGCGTGTAGATTACTTTAAACCTATAGATTAAACAGTGAATAACCATGTTCTTATACATGAAATATTCTTGCTAAAATGAGATATTAAATTTGAAGAAAAATGTTCTATAATTATAATAGACAGGGATTTAATCTTAACAAATTTAAGACAGGATATTTTGACAGGAGATAGATGATGTCCGAACTTAGCTATAAGGATTTTATAAAAAAACCTTCAGCTGAAGCTTATAGGTTATTCACTATGGGTAAAATTGCTGCAGAGAAATTTTTAGAAAAAGAAACTCCGTTAACTGCTAGTGTAACAAAAATTGCTGTTGAAGAAGATTTAACGCCTGAAGAAGTTAAAAGAGTGTGTGAATTTGCTAATCATATAGTGTATAGAACAAAATTTGATAAGCAAGCTGATAAATCTTTTGAGTTTAAATTAGCTAATGCGAAAGATGTTCTTAAATCTATTAATATGGAGAAAACTGCAACACGTAAACCATTTTATCCGGAGAAATTGTATAATGCTCCACAAATGCCTTTGTCTGACCCTATAGTAAAAACAGCTTCTGTAAAAAAAGAATATACGATTAAAGATTATATGACAGGTATAAAAGAAGCTAGTGAAGCTATACGTGAACAAACGCTTCTTAAAAGAGCTTATGCGTTAGATGGGCTTTGTACTCAATTTAGAAGCGAAGTAATGAAACTTGCTATGGAAGGGATACCGCTTCCTCATATAAAATATGCACTTGATGAGTGTTGTCCGAAATTCAAAAAGGTGTCAACAGCGTTATTGAAACATATTAATGGAGAATGGACAAAATCTTTTACTATGAGTAAATATGCTGTAGATAATTACGAAATCGAACAAGTGCGAGATGTACCAGTTAAAGTTATAAATGATTCACATCCGCTCATAACATCTTATAAACTTATAACTGATAATATAGATACAATGATAGAAGAATCTCGTGCTATAAATACAGCAAAAGATATAAAGAGGAACTTGGAAAAATATGTAAGCAGAGAAACAAAAAAAGCACTTCTCCCTTAACTGGAGGTAGGACAAATGTCCATTGAATCTGGAACAAATTGGGATTATAAGATTATAGCAAAACAGGCATCTTTACGACTCCCAAAAGTTAAAAAACAGAGTTTAAAAAAATTTATCAATTTTCCAAAAGTTCCTAATAGAGTAGGGAATCCTAATCGGGTAAGTCAGGTTGCGCGTCCAGTAATAGTGCCTCATAAGTTTTATGTGGCAGGACAATTGTTTAGGAGAAAATAATGAATATAGAACAAAGAAAAGAATTATATTCTAAATTTGTTAAAAAAGCGCAGGGTCCAAATGTTCCTATTGGCGCGACTTTGCAACATGAAAAAGTTATTCCTGAAGCATTAGGTTCTGCTTTGAAAACAACTGCGTTATTGACAACAATAGGACTTAGTCTTGGGTTAGGAACAAGGTATGTGCCTAAACTTATTTCAAGATTGCAAGCAAATCGCGCACTTAATAAGATATTAAAAGAAGGAAATTATACTCCAGAACAAGAACAAAAAATACTAGAAGCGTATTCTATATTATATAAATATTCGCCTGTATTGGCAGAACATCCAACTGTATTAAAATCTTTTGTTGAAGGTATCCTTAATTTACCTAGTCATGCGAGTTTACATAAAGTTGTTATGGACCTTATACAATCCGAAGAGAATGTTTTGAGAGGCGTATCAGACCCTGCATTAAAAGCTGGACTTGCAGGTGCAGCTTTTGCAGGGAGCAATTTATTGCCACATGAAGCAGAAAAAATAAGCATTAAAGATGTGAATTTAACAAAAACAGGGAAACTTGATAAAAACCTTCAGGGTTCTAAATGTTTTCTTGATAAATTATATTCTTATAGGCATAGTAGTTCAAAAAAAAAGTAAAAGAAAAAGGGTAGTAAAATAACAATAGGAGGGAATTATGGGACTTAGAGATGTATGGGAAAAATATGCAGATGATATGTATGATGATGAGTATGATGAGTATGATGATGAAGAGATTGAAAAAGAAGCTGCAGAGTTGTATGATGCTGGAACAATTATGGCTGAAGGGTTTATGGATGCGGTAGAAGATATGGAGAAAAGGGCTGGAGAAGGTGATTGGGCAAGGTTTTTAGAGATAGTAAAGTCCAAGTTGCCTGGAACAGAACCTTATAAATATCTTTCTAAGAATACAAAGGGGACTCGTAATTTAGCTAGAATTTTTGGAAAAAGCCCTAGGTCTTCTGCTTATAGGCTTCTTGGCGCTGGAACTGGTGCTGGGCTTTATGGTCTTGGACGCAAACATGGTCGTCGCAGGAGAAGGTAAGATAAAGAGTTGATGAAAAGTTGGGAGCTGTGCCAATAGTTTTGGCGCAGCTCCCACTATATCAAAAGGAGACCTGAATTATGGAGAAATGGGCAGAAGAGATATTTTGGCAAGGGTTTGAAGATGGCATTGAGAAACGGGCAATAAGTTCTCGTGAAGCATTCTCAATAGTGAATCGTTCTGCGGACATAATAAAGGATTCTTTAAAGCCTCTTTCTGCTTCTGCACAGGCTATTAAACAGAATCCTGAAATGAAGCAAGCCTTATTAAAAAAATTAAGACAAGCATCTAGAGTACATGCTAAAGCAATGAAAAAAATGCCAATGCCATATGTGTTTAGAAGGACACCACAAGGATTAAGAGCAACTTTACGTCCTACTATGTCTACAGATGCGGAGACATTAAATGCTTATTTGTCACGGAAGAGTCTAAGGGAAGCTTTTGATGCTCTTCGTAAGATTTAATTATGAATAGGAGAATTATAAAGGATAAATGAATGATAAAATTTTCTCAGTTTCTTACTAAAGACGAGAATGGAACACACTTAGAGATATTAAGTGATAAACTTATTAAATATGCTGAGTATTCTTCAGAAATACAGAATTTTATCAAAACATTAGATAAAGACCCTAAATATCTATATCTTATTCTTAACGCTTTAGGTGCGGGTGAATACTGGAGCTGTAATAATAATGGAGATTTTTTTGGCGAAGATGAGCTTCAGAGTTCTTATAAAACTTTTATGCAGGCAAAAGTTTATCAAAATCATTTAAATAAAAATCCTGACAAATCTTATGGGGACGTTCTTTTTGCTTATTATAATCCCAGAATGCACCGTGTTGAACTTGTAATACGGTTAAGCCGTGAAAAAGCACCTTCTCTAGTCGAAAGAATAGAGAACGGAGAATACCCATCTGTAAGTATGGGAACTAAAGTAAAATATGATGTGTGTTCTTTTTGTGGGCAAAAAAACAAATCATTTAAAGATTATTGTGAGCATCTGAGGTATCACATGAATGAAATACTGCCTGATGGTAGAAAAATTTTTGCTATTAATGTTCATCCCAGATTTTTTGATATATCCTTTGTTGTGCATGGAGCAGATAAAACAGCAAGTGTGTTAACTAAAATAGCTGGTGAACGTAAAATAGTTATCCCGAGCGCTAAACTTGCGTTTGATTATATGATAAAACATGGGATACAAGATGTTGATAATCCTGAGAAAGTAAAACAAAATCTAACAGCTGATGAATTAAAAAAGTTAGCATATTATCGTAATGAACTTATACCTCGTATAGAATATTATGAGCCAGATATAGAAATCCGTGATTTGGATAAATTGGCGTCATATCCTATAGATAATGTTTTAGCTACTTCTAATGTTTGTGGAATAGTTTTGAAACCGCGGGAATTCCAGAGAATTGTACTTATACAAATGGGAGAGAAAGATTTAGCAGATGATATGGATAAAGAGAATATAGTAATATCTACTGCTAAACCATCAGATATAGAAGAGTTTGAAAAAGAAGTAGATGATTTTGATACTACTATGAATTTTTCTCCTTCTATATTCGATATTTTAGAAAAATATATTCCAGGTCGGTCTGTATGGGAACCACATTTTAGTAGAAAAATTATAATGATAGAAAAACTCCCTAAGAAAAAGTTATTGACAAAAACAGCGTCTTCTATCCCAACAGGTCCTGACCTAAAATCGTTGTTGTCATTACTTACTATGGGATATCTTATTTATAGAGGGAAACCATTACCAACTATTGAAGAGTTAAAAAAATTAGACCCTGGGGCATTAAGCAGATTAATGGGATATGGATTAAGTGGATATTTTCTTGCTACAGAAAATAAGCGGAGAGAACAAGAAGCACAAAAAAATACAGATGGTGTATATAAGTTTGGTTCATTAAGCAGTAGAGTTTTGTGGGCAGTTGGGCCTGTTGCTGGAGCTTATTTGACATCAGGATATCTTGAAGGTAAAAGAGAAAGAGGAGAACCTAGAAGCGATATACAGGAGATAATAAGGAAACATCCTGGTGCTGTTGCATTAGGAAGTTTATATTTAACTCGGGGTAAATGGGGAGGAAAACCGAGAAAAAGCAGAGGGTTGTTTGGTAGAATAAAATAAGATAAAAAAAGTTCTATAATTATAATAAGTAGCAAAATATGAACTAGAACATAAGGAGGATACAATGAAATTAAGTGAATTGTTAGAGATGCATAAGGTAGCGAGCGAAGAAGGGATAGCGGATAATATAGCAGATACTACTACGCAGACACCTAAGGTAGGTGACACACCTGAAGATGAGAAGGTAAAAGCTGTTGCGAAACTTATGAATGCTGCTGGTATAGATTTAGAGGCTGAAGGTATTGCTAAATCTAAAGAAGAAAGGGAAAATGCCGAAGAAGGCGAGAATACAGATATTGCTGAAGAAGAGGCTCTTGAAGAAGAAGCTGAAAAGACAGCAGAAGAAGCTGAGTATTTTGGCAGGTTTATGGCACGTGGGTTTTGGGATGAGATGGAAAAAATAGCAGAAGAAGAAAATTATGGCGATATAGATTTTAATGCGCTTTCGAATGATGAGCAGGTAGAAGTTGTTGGAGACATAATTGAAAATTCTTCTCCTAGAGACCTTGAAAAACTTGCAGAAGAGTTTGAGATATTAACGCAATTAGAGAATATGAATCAAGATGAACTTGAGAAGACTGCTAATGAAATGACTGAAGAAGATATTGCATATATTGAAAAACTCGCTAGCATGAAAAATGCATTCAAAAACTTGATGCGCAGACTTACACCATCTGGACGTCAAGCTTTGAAAAAATCTAAAAGAATAGCTAAAATAAAGAAAATCATTTTTGGTGGTAGTACACCTGGTAAAGTTTTGAGGGCTAGTGGTGCTGGAGCAGCACTTGGTGCAACAGCAGCAAGAAAAAGAAAGTAAAAACATAATAATAAAGGAGGATAATATGTCTTACCGGAGATATTTTGAGAAAAAAGCTGAAGAAAAAGAACTAGCGAAATTGGCACAGGATTTGTATGAAGCTGGTTACAATATGGCATGTGAAGAAATGGAGAAACAGGCTGAAGATGTGATAGAAGATGTGGTAGAAAATGCAGATGTAAAAGAAGAGGTAAAAGAAGAAGCTATTGATGCAATAGTTGATGAGCTTGAAAACATGGAACCTGAAGAGGTTGTTGAAGTAGCTGATGCTTTAGTAGAAGACAAAGGGCAAGAAAAGACTGCTGCTTTTGAGGCTCTTAGGAAGTTTATTCCTAGCGAGAAAGCGTATGAGTGGGTAAGTAAAACAGGTCCAACAGGTAAGGTATCAAAAATGAGGAGATTGGCTGCTGCTTTAGTAGGAGGTTCGCCAAGAGGGACTTCTCATAGATTAGGGGTAGGTGCAGCTTTAGGTACTGTTTATGGACTTGGTAGACGAAGGAGAAAGAGGGCAGCAAGGCGAAGATAAGGAGGACTATAATGGGTGTTTTTGATAAATTGCTCAATGCAAAACTTGCACAAGAAGAAAAAACATCATTAGATAAAGAAGATTCTACAGATATAGTGGCACAACTTGAAAAAGAAGCTTCAGTTTCTAATGAAGATTTTTTATCTAATTTGCTTGATACTATCAGTGTAATCAAACTTGCATTGGAAGGCAAACCTGTTGATGTTCTCCCTGATGAAGAAATTCCCGGAACACTTGACCATAGACCACTTCTTAAAAAAGCGAGTGAAGAAATTGTGTCTTTACGAAATCAACTGAAAGCTTTAACTGAAACAGATGATATCGTGGACCAAGCGCAAAGACGTGGAATTAAGATAAGTGCCGAGAAAATAAAAACAATGATAAAAGAGGGAAAAGGCGAAGATGTTCGCAGTATAATTTCGTCTGCTGATAATGATGTTGGGAACCTTGATGATACTTATCAAGGAACAGGACAAACAGCAAGAGAACGGTTTACTGATAGAATATTGAGCATATAATAAAACAAGGAGGATTAAATGAGACTATATGACGTACAAAATTTGGATAAAGTATGGAAACGCTCTTTGACTCCCAGTGATGAACATATGGGTGTTGCTACGATAGGAGATGATGGACAGAGTATAGCAATTGGTGGTTTGGATATAAAAACTGGTGATTGGGTAACTCTGGATGAAGATGGTAAAGCTGTATTAGCAGAATCTCCTACTTTGCTAGCATATCCTGTTTTTACTGGTGGCGGTGATAATGAAAATAGGGCTGATGCTGTTGCTGGTGGAATTACTGTTATTGCTGGACAACATTGGGCAATAACAAGTGAGTTTGCAGATGGTGAGTATACAGTTGGGACTTTACTTACCACCAGAAATGGCAAGTTAGATATTGCTGGTGAAGATGAGTATGGAAATCCTGAACCGGTGATAGCTATTGTGGAGGGCGTAGAAGAGCGAGCTGGGTATGACAAGGGCGTTCTAAAAATTAAGGTATTATAATGACAAAAAAGGAGGGATAAATGAACGACTATGACACTGAAGGATTAATTTGGACAAAAGTGGCTCAAAATCTTGAGGGAACATCTGAAGAAAGAGCTGAAATAATTGAGGCAACGAGAGCTTATATTAAAGATAGAATACGAGAGGAAAGTTGGACGCGGAAAATTTTACCTCCGCAAGCTGTAATGGAATCTGAACTTGAAGTTGATGAAAAAGAAGATTCGTTTTATAAGCTTGTGCCGATAGAACCTGATTCTTGGGCATTACCTGTGAACTTTACAGGTGCGCCTCCGACTCAATATACAAAAGGTAAAAGGTATAAAGTGCCGTTTTATGTTATTGAAACGCCTCTTTATATGAAGACTGCGGAGGAATTGCTTGCTACAATGATGCCGTTTGTGAAAGTTATTGAACAGAATTCTGTTATAGATATTCAAGAAAAAGAAGATAGCAGATTTAAGGTATTTATGGATTTGGCAATAAAATTGAGAGGTGGAGAATCAGGTGGAGCAGAGGTTAAATCTACTCAGAAAAAGTTTGAACCTGAGCTTCTTACGCAAGGATTACAAACGATTTCGAATCAGAAAGGAATGCTTTGTGAAACGATATTGATGACAGATTCTACTAAATCTGAAATTGCGAGCTGGGGGTCTAGCCAGTTTGATGTTGGGGCAAAAGAGATAACGATAGAAGGTTACAAATATGAGGTTCTCAATGGTAAAAAACTGATAGTGAGTGTAAAAACGAACATTCTACCAGTAAATGAAGTTTATTTCTTTGCTGGGCCACAGTATCTTGGCAACTTCTTTATTGTTGGAGATACTCAGTTCTTTATAGAGAAAAAAGGTCGTATGTATTCCTGGTGTACATGGGAAAATATTGGTATGGGCATAGGAAATATTAAAGGTATAGGTAAAGTTTCCTATAAACAGCCTGTAACACCTGGCGATACTGGTACTGGCGATAGTGGTGTAGTTTAAATTCTGACTGAAGATGGATGGGGGAGGGTGTGAGATATAGAATTCTCTCCCTCCCTTTTTTAACAAAATGAACAAGAAAAAAGATACAGAGTTTGTAAAACAAGTAGATGCTTTTGGTATAATAGATGTTATTAAAAATTCCCCTAAGGAGCAAAATGATACCAACAGAATTCGTAAATCCGATAAACACAAAAAAGGGGATGATAGAACGAGTAAGAGCCCAAATACGTGATTATGCAGAACTCAATAGATTGCTTTGCTATGAAAAAGAATCATCTGATATTTTTATTGGTGAAGCTATTGAGAGTGCATTAAGAGATTATAATTATTCCCCACCGCTTATTGGTCGTAAAACAATTAAAAATTTCCCAGACCATAATTTATTAATTACAGGTGCTATATTTTTCTTGCTTAAAGGTATAGGTATGCTTATTACTCGCAATTCTCTTGCTTATAATGATGGCGGGATTAATGTCAATTTAGATAAAACTGCGGAATATCAAAGTTGGCTAAGTATTTATAGTAACGAATGGGAACAGAAAAAGTCTAGATTAAAATCAGCACTTAATATTGCATCGATGTTAAGAGTTTAGGAGAAACTTAATGAAAAATCCTATAAAATGGATGTATCAAGATATGAGTCCTGAAGAACGGAAAAGAGCGTTAAGACAACTTGCTATTAACACTGTAATTCCAGGCGTTTTGCTTGGAACGTTAACGGCTGTTGCTAATAAGAAAATAAATAAATCTATTGCAGAAGGTTTGAATAAATCCCATCTTCAAAATTTGGAGTTTCAAAAATATGTAGATGTTGCTGCTGAGAAAGTTAAATCGTTAGAAAATTTGCTTGCAAAAGCAGGAAAACTATGAAGACAATAAAAATAACTAATTTTGGGATAGATGGGCTTACTGTTAAAACATATAGATTATTTTGGGAAATAAATAAGCTTTCTCTTGATACATCTATAAACGATTATTATTTTCAGATATATCGTAGCGGGTCAATTAAAGGACCATGGGATATTATTGCTGGTGAAGATAAACAGTTTAGAGATGTATATGAATATTTTGATGTTAATGTGCTTTTACATACTCCCTGGCCAATGTATTATTATATTATTAGACTTTACGATAATGATGATAAGTTGGTTGATGAAACTTATCCTTTTACTTTAGAATATCCCCCAGATTGTATTGCGAAAGAAATTATTTATCGAAATAATCTTTTACTTAAACAATATAATGGGGTACCTGTATTTGCATTACAAGAACGTACGTTTGGGGATAAATGTGATAATTGCTGGGACCCTATAAGCATGCGTCCTACAAAAGTAGATTGCGAAGTATGTTATGGTACAGGGTGGAAAGGAGGATATTTTAATCCACATCTTACTCTTATAAATTTTTCTCCTATGGTTGAACAAAATACCATAACTCCAATAGGAGAAATGGTTGCAGACCAGTTAACTGCATGGACAACTAATATGCCTGTATTTAAAGTACGAGATTTGCTTATAGATAAACGTAATGTGAGATACCGCGTAGTAAATGTGAATTCAACCCGAAAAGGACGAGCATTAGTTCATCAGATTCTCACATTGGCTTTGGTTACAATAAGTGAACCAGCGTATTTAATAGATATTACGCAACAGAAATGGCAACATATTTTTGTAACAAATAATTTTAAGGCGTTAACAGAAAGAAATGAAAAAGAATTAATTGTTATTGACCCAGAATTTTTTAGAGGATTCACGTATCAAAATGGAGAAAAGATAAATGTCTATTAAATTTGGAATGGATGAAGATATTACTACTGTAAAACATAAAGACCTTACTCAAGAGCATTTGCATCCTCCTAAAATACATGGGCATGAAGCCCATACTCCTGGGTTGTTTACTAAAGGCGATACAGGCGTAAAAGGTGATACAGGTGTGAAAGGTGATACAGGGATAGGAGAGAAAGGGGAGAGAGGCGTAAAAGGTGATACTGGTCCAGGTGTAGGAGAGAAAGGTGATAAGGGCGATACAGGAGCAAAAGGTGATAAGGGCGAAAAAGGGGATACTGGTGTAAAAGGTGATACTGGGATAGGCGAAAAAGGCGAACGAGGAATGAAAGGTGATACTGGCCCAGGTGTAGGAGAGAAAGGGGAGAAAGGTGATACAGGCGAAAAAGGGGATACTGGAGTAAAAGGTGATACTGGGACAGGTGTTGGACTTAGAGTACATGGAAGCGATAATAGTGTTGTACGGCCAGTAGGATATGATGTAGTTACCTGGATAGGAGATGTTGAGCCTGTAAACGCAATTAATGGGGATATATGGGTAGATACATCGGAGTGAATATATGGCAAGTTCAATTACATCTGTAAAAGTGAAAAAAGAAAGTATATTTAAACCTCATGTTACACGTGTAAATTTTTTTATTTGTGATGATGAAGGTAATCTGGTTTCTGATATAGAAGATAAAGAAGTTTATTCATTTACTAAAAAGCCTATCAAAGTTAAAAAGTGAGTCATTATGCCTTGCAGGTAAAATATTCTTGAGAAGGAAAA